TTTACTGCGTCAGTGGTTTTGCAATAACAGTTTAATCGACTTTAAGATGTAAAACATACCAGCAATCGAAGAGGACTGGCTGAAAAGCACTTCTCTTCACCTATCTTATATTAGTATTAGGTTTTTCTGTTTTTGTTTTTCCTTACATTACCTGTCATGGCTAATCTTGGACTCACCGTGAAAGGTGGCGGTCACTACGACGAGGATCAATGGAATAGCAACATCATTGACTCTAAAGTTATCTACGATTGGTGGATATCTTTAGATAGTTGGCACTCTCTGATCAGCACTTTATCAAAAGTGCAGACTGATGTTGTCAGCTCTCGTCGGGCTATCGCAGATCTTATCGATGGGGTCAAGAAGGACCTTCCTGCTGCCTTAGACAGACGTTTCGCCGGTTCTCAAGGGGTTTTAGGTGCTGCTAATTATCGAGCACCGCCTCTTTTCGTGAGATTGGATAGCGCAATGAGAGCGAATCTCATTGCAATCGCTCGCATGGGTGATCAGCCTTTCCTCTCTCGCGATCAGGAATTAAGTCGTAACAGACCTAATACCGGAACCAATCAACAGCCTTCAAACGCATTAGTGGCCCGAGACGTGCAACCTTTGCGCGACAGTGCTTTGCATTTCACTTATGATCTGAAGGACTTGGTTACAAGCGATCCGCCTGTTTTCGACCGCAGAAGTTTCGAAGCTAAGTTCCAGTTGAACTGGGTAGCTCGAGCTCCGGGAGACAATGCTTAAATGCCCTCCTTAGTCTTGTACAGTGTAGTGTAATTTTTTATCTTTGTTTGAGTTTTTCTTTTCATTATATATGTTAATATGTGTTTTTACTAGTCTGTGTCTAGGATGAATATTTTCTTGGTTTATAATACTATGGCTATTGACAAGATCGTTAAGAGTGATAACCGTTCTCAAAAACAACAATCGTCAAAGAAAAAGAAAAACCGGAAACATGGCAATAAAGTTGTTGAAAATTCCACCAATGTCGGGGTGCCTCCCAACGAAGGGGTTACTTTGCGAAGAGTTCGCAGTGTTGAATCTATTGATGAGATTTTTACGTCTAATCAACGGACTCCACCTGCGGCAGAGCAGCTTCCTCAGAAGCAGAAGCAAAGTAAGCCCCCTTCTGTTGCGAAGAAACATGCTGCAAACGATAAGAGGCGTTATGAAAAAGCTGATGCTTTCATGAACAAAATCGTCGAAGCAAGTCGAGCCTCTGGCTTTCAACCAACAGGGCAGAACTTCAAACGTTGTCCTGCCAACCTTTTTGAAAAATGCAAGTTACGTGCGCTTTATGACAAACACCTTAGGGTTTTGCATAAGGACGCTTGTGATTCAGAAAAAGAGAGAATCGCAGCTAAATCGTTCTTACATCGTAGTCTTCGTCCGAACGTCGATTTCAAAGTTGGAATCGTGTCTGGCGTAGCAGGTTCAGGAAAGTCTACACTCATAAGAAAGCTCTGCTCTGAAGCAGATGCTATGTGCGTTCTGGCTAACCCGCGCTTGAAAGAGACTGATTATAAAGGTCAAAGCAAGACTTTTACGCTTCAGCAGGTTCTGTTATCAATCGTGCCGATGACATCCGATATTGTGATTGTTGATGAATACACACTCGCTGAGAGTGCGGAATTGTTGCTGCTGCAAAGAAAATTGCAGGCGACTTTCCTTGTGTTGTTCGGGGATGTAGCTCAAGGCAATGCAAAAACCGCATCCAGCCTCGAGTACCTCCAGTTTCCTGTCGTATTCATTTCAAAAACATCACATCGTTTGGGCAAACACACAGCAGAGCTTTGCAAGAAGCATGGTCAGGCCTTCGAGCCCGGTTCACCAGAGGAAGATGAAATAATAGTGGCAGACTATCTAGGAGCAGCCGATACTACAGAAAAGAACATTGCTTTCACTAAGGAGACTGTGGAAGACTTGCGCGATGCCGGTGTGGAGGCGTCGCTTGTACTTGAAACGCAAGGTAAAGAATACGAAAGTGTTACGTTGTTTATAAGAGAAAGTGATGAGGCAGCCATGGCTGATTCTCATCTAAGAGCAGTTGCTCTCACTCGTCATAGAAAAAAGTTGATTATTAGGGCAGAACCTGGTGTACAGAGTTCTTTCCTTAATGGTGAATTAAAATCAAAGACAAGTGCTGACTCTCATAAATACGAAAGCTCAAAGGTTTCTTATGCCGACTCAAGTAGCGCAGCGGCCCAATAAGTATTGGCCTATAGTTGTTGGTGTGGGTTTGATAGGTCTTTTTGCTTATCTGATCTTTACCAATCAAAAGCACGCAACGCAATCAGGTGATAATATTCACAAATTTGCCAACGGTGGTTCTTATCAAGACGGTAATAAAAGAATAAATTATAACAAAAATAATAATTTAGCTTACGGTTATAAAGGATTATCTAATGCCTCATCCGTTGACTTGTGGATGCTCGGATTGTGTATTGCCGCCATTGCAGCGGGAATTTACGGAGAGTATCTACGCAAACGAAAACATGATGAGTGCACCACCTGCCCCCCAGACTGCAAAATCTGTGGTGGGTGGCGATGATCTATTCTTAATGATGTATAGTTTCTTAGCAGGTGTATTACTTACCTTACTAGTAATTTGGTCTGTAGGTGGTACTACGTGTTCAAATCCTCAGAAAGCTTCTTACTACTATCAAGATTTGAATAAAATCGAGATGGAAGTCGCTCCTGGTTCGCCTATTGACCCTGAGGTCATTAAGGCTATACACCACTTTCAGAATTTTCCTTATGGGAGAACTCCTGGACTTGGTTGGATTGATGATGTTACTACTTTGGTAACAGTGTGGTTCACTAGACTGATATATCTAGGGATTATATTCTTCTTTATATGGGTTTTTAAAAACATATAAAAAAAAAAAAAAAAAAAAAAAAAAAAAAAAAAAAAAATTTTAATTTTTAAATTAGGATTTGCTTAATACAGAGACTGCGACGCCTATAAACGGGTTCGTAGGGTTGTGTATTAGGAATTGGTGATTATTTCCGCTTACTCCTGTGCGGATGCAACAATGTTTTGACATTGATCACTGAGTTTCAGA